GATGGCATTGATGCCTTGCTCGCCTTCCCCCTGCCCATGCCTGACGCTGCAGCCTTACGACTTGCCGGTGCCCCTGCCAACAGTGAACGTGTGCCAAGCTGCCCACGTCGTTGTGCCCGCAAGCGTCCCTCAGTCTCCTCGATCTCCTCGTCTAACGCCTTCTCTTGTCGTGCAGCTAGTGCTACCTCTCGCGCCTGTGGTTCTGGTTTCTTTGGTCTAAGTGCGCCCATGGATCACCTCGTTAAGTGTTTGTACAGTTGGTATGGCGTGAGGATAAACGGGTTGCGTATTCCTATCGCCTGTTTGATGTGCCCCACACATGTGTTGAGCATGAATAAACTTCTCCGATTATCCCTTACCTTGGCCTTCGCCACGATAACGTTTCCTTCCGATGCGCTAAACTCATCCAGCGTCATCAGATCGAGCCCCTCCGATGTCTTGCCGTAGACAATCCACCGGCCTGCGTCAGCCTTCAACAGATAGCAATGCTGATAGAGTGGGTGCAGGAACCGACACCACCAGTGCTCGCGTGCTGCTGTGAACACCGCGTACACGTTATCCGAAGACATTGAAGTCTACCTTGGCCGTCTGTGGTGCTCGTTGGATGTGTGCCGGTGATAGGCTCTCTCTCCATCCGAGGGCGAGGGTTTGTAGTGCATCTGCGCCATGCGATGCCCAGTCGTGTACAGGGTTGTCCCTGAATCGACCAGCCTTTTCGTCCCACTCCCGCCGATACGAAGCCACGCAGTTGTATCCTTGCTCCGCCCTCTCATCATCTATCCAGAACCTAGGGAACATGCGACGCACGGCCTGTATGCCCTCAGCCTTGACTCGTGGACGTTGTACAGTGCGGAACGATATACCCATCTGCCTTGCTGTTTCTTTGCGTGAGCGTCCCGATGTTAGCTCTCTCACCTCGATGTCGTGCGGTGCCAAGTGTGTCCCCAGCATCACGCCGTTCGTGTTTGACCATTGATTCAGGTATTGGATGTAGTGCTCCATGCCCTTGCCTGTGGCCTCGTAGTAGTGGACAAGACGTATTTCTTTGCCCACAGACTGAAAGAACCACACCGACATCGCGTCTGCTATGCCTAGATCCCATGCAGTATGAACGGGGAGTGAGGGTTCGACAGGTAGCCTTCCGATGCGTCCCTGATCCTTGGCTGCGGCTATTTGGTCGGCGTAGTATGCACCCGCGATTTGTGCGGCGAAGCTGGAGTAATACTCTTGCTGCACCAACGCTTCTTCCATTCCTTGGTCGCGTTCCGCCTGTATCATGGCTGGCGTAATGATTGGCGACCCGTCACCCCTCTTCGTATCGCTTACCGTGAGGCTTTCCGCGTACCAGTCATCAGACTTCTTCGCCATGTTGTATAGCGTATAGCCGTGGTTCTTCCCTCTTGGTGTGTAGATGAAGGCCGCCCACCCCCCATTTTCCTGAAGGATTGGCCGCAAGTACGTCCACGCTCTGGGGTCGCACAACGACCATTCAGATAGCACCAACCCCACAGGATTTGACCCAACCAAGCTGTTATAATTGTCCGATCCCGCTAGCTGCCATGTGCTTCCATTCTTTAACTCGATGAGCATGTCGCTGTTGTTGGTGCGAGCGCGTATCTCTGGAGGAAACACCGTCTCCAACACAGGCTTTCCGCGAGCATCTACCGCGCCCCACAAGGCTCGCCTGCCCTGATTCAACTGTGGGAATAAGTGCCAGTAATTACCTGGCCGCTGGAACATAGCTTTAGCGGTTAAGTTAAGCATGGTCGAGTCTTTACCTGCGCGTCGGTGCCACACAAGGGCGAACCTCTTTACGCCAGAATCAAATGCTTTCAGCACGCCCACTTGGTGGGGACGTGGTGTCCACTCGTTTGGGATAGAGATTTCAGGCATCTTTGAACGATTGCACGTTTATGGTCAACGCTTCCCCACCCTCACCGCTTATTTCTACGGCCTTCACGTCACCTATGTACTTGCCAATCAACTTCATCTTGATGTCAGCCGCAGCCTTTAATCGACTAACTGCAAGCTGATCCAGATCGTTGTCCAGCTGGCACAAAAGCCCTGCAATTTCAACGACATGCTGGACGTGACCCTGCTCGGCTAATTGCTCTCTTAGAGCCTCTTGCCTTATAGCGCGATTCTCTTGTGCCCTAGTCCTCGCCATGCTTCCCTCCAAATATTCTCTCCCACCCGTCTTGGTATGCCGGTGAGTTGTTGTTCAGCCTTCCGGCGATTCTAGGACGCGAGCCTTTACCACCGAATAGCTCAGGAAAATGTCGTTGCTGGTCAGTTTTCGTCAGACTGCCTCTGAGGTCTTTTTTCTTCGCCATGTCTCGCCAAATACCAGATTGATTAACGGATAGCAATGGAATTATACCTTGTTTTTTGTTGACACTGGTAAAAATATAGTTTTTACTGGCTTCACACAACAACAGGAAAACGGATATGGAACGACATAACGGATGGAGAAACTTCGAGACTTGGCAGGCTGCTCTGTGGCTAGACAACGACGGCACGCTAGAAATGCTCAGACAAGACGACATGCTAACAGAGGAAGCCATTACCGAGCAGCTAGAGAGTTTGCTAGACAACATACCCCCAAGTTTGCTGGGCGACATCGTTAGCTCTTGGTTAAGCCAAGTTGATGTATTAGAAATTTTTAACAACGCGGCCTAAACTGCCCACACCCTCCCCAATTTTAAGGAAAGAACATGCAACTAGAAAACAACATCGAAGCCCTAGCTTACGGAATGTTTCTCGCGGTTACCGCCCCATCGGATGAGCAGTCCGCGAAAGCGGAGACTGTTTGCCAAGAGCTTATGTCTTGCATGACGGAAGACGAAATCAAACAGGCTTACGCAAACGCTGAAGCCATGCTACAAGCGGATGCCGCCTAAGCGGCTAGAGGAGAAAAAAATGGCTAGTTTCGACAACAAAGAACAATGCGATTCGTGCGGTGAGTATCAACACGAACGCAGTATGACGTTTGAGCAGAACCAAGCCTTGTGCTTTTCGTGCCACGACGAGCGCGAAGAAGAAGGCGCGGAATCTTTCATGGCTCGCCTTGCTGCCAACGGGTACCAAGTCATTCACACGGGCGGCGGATGCACCGCCTTCCAAAAGACGTTTGGGCATTGCGACGTAATGATTACACAAGACGCAAGCCATGACATAAACGAAGACTACATGGCAGACCTTGGTTTGGTTGTGGGCGTCTATGCTGATGATCTTGAAGGGCAACACCTCTTCTTCATCAACCCCACCCACACCAACTGGGACATGATTTATGGCGCGGTTCTGCAGGCCGAGAACGTCGCAAAATCTCTTGACGCTATCTCAGCAGTTCAAAAGATAGAAGCGTAGAGGAGGCCAACCAATGCTTGTTTTAATAGCTTGCGAGTCTAGCGGCACAATCCGCGAAGCATTCAGGAAACGCGGACACGAGGCATGGTCTAACGACATATTGCCTGCGGACGATGGCAGCCCGCATCACATCCAAGGCGACTGTATGGAGGCGATCAAAAGCAGGTCGTGGGATTTAATTATCATGCACCCCCCATGCACTGCTTTAGCCGTTTCGGGAAACGCATGGTACGGCAAAGGAATGCCCAAGAACGACCAACGATTAGAAGCTATCGAATGGACTACAAGCCTCTGGAACCTAGCCACCAGCGTATGCGACCAAGTAGCGATGGAGAACCCAGTCGGGGTTTTACCGTTTAAGCCGACCCAATACGTCCAGCCTTGGCAGTTTGGGCACCCTGAATCTAAGAAAACCGGACTCTGGCTCCACGGCTTGCCAAAGCTAAAAGAAACCGACAACGTAAAAGCGGTGTTTGACGAACTACCAAGACGCGAACAGCAAAGGCTGCATTATTTGCCGCCATCGGCAGACCGTTGGAAAATACGAAGCAAAACTTTCCAAGGCTTGGCCGATGCTATAGCAGACCAATGGTCATAAGGATAAAAGCACATGAAACTACGATACCCACTCGCCCTACTACTGGTTGTTCTGATCTCTTGCGTGTCCGAGCAGGATTATCAGGACGCGCTGCACGAAGAAGCCATTTACATCCAATCGGTATGTGATGGTTTCCCCGACTATCTCAACCTTCGCCCTGCTTGCTAACTAGCCACACGTTCTCTTTGTCCTGATCCTCCGGCTTCTCTGCCGGTGGGTTGGGATCGTCGATATCGACCAATTCTGAAATAATTATGGTCACCTGACAGTTATCAGGCAGATCCTCGACTGTAACACTAGGCATCGAATCGTTCCTCGATGAATCGCTCACGCGCTGTTAGCGTTGCCAAATCCCCGCACGCTTCTTCTAGCAGCTTGATGTCTTTCGTTCTGGCGTATTCCGTGAGCAACTGAACCACCCTCCCGCTCAGGAAGTTGAGTTGATTGGCAACGATATAGGCCGATGGTTCGATCTCCTTCATCATTCCAAGTCTACCTTGTGGATTTCCCCGCGCCACTCGTATTCGCCAGCCTCGTGCTGGGAGTGGACTCGCACGAACTCAGGCTGTAACAACCAATTCTTTTTTATCGACAACAGCGCAAACCCTGACGACCAATTCTTAGGTGCGTCTTCTGCGTAATCGAACGTCGGTTGGTTAGGTTCTGCCATCGTGCCCAATTGAATACCAAGCCTGGTTCCGGTGAAATCGGTGAGTGGCTTACACTCTTGGTGATGCGTATGGCCCGACACCGTATGTACGCCCGACATCAGAGTCGTTCTATGCCCGCCCGTGATGCCTCCACCAATTGGCTTGTGACGTATCATGATTGGCCGCTCTGCACCCTCAATCCATAGGCTGATGGAGAATATCCACGCAGGAAATTGCTCGCGCAAGGAGAAACCAGGCACCCCTTTGTACTGCGGCAAAGCATCGGCCAACTTCATGTCGAACCGAGAATCGTGGTTGCCCATTACCCAATATCGTTTGGAACTGGGCGAAGCCTTCTCGATCTCTTGGAGCCGTTGGTGGACAGCGTTCAACTCATCCTGCACTGTCGGCCTCTCCTCCCACCCCAATGGAGCGTGGCGACTAATGCTTGCGCCGTCCAACAGATCGCCATTCAGGACGATCACGTCAGGCTGTAGCTGTTTTGCCAACTCAACGAAGGCCAAGTGTGCAGTGGTTACGGTGTTGATTTCATAGTGCGCGTCCGATCCAACAAGGATCGTCATATCCTTCTCGACCTTCAACGTTTGACGCACTGACGGTCGTGGTGTTTTGTCTCTCGACAGATGAGCGGGGACTGAGATGCTTCGACCAAGCGCCTCTTCTGCCCTACGCCTCCGGTGGAATACGTTCCTGATACCTACATCATACCGGCTCGCCATGCCTTGAGCGCCGATTGATGAGAACTCGGTCGCAAACACTTCATTATCTTGCGGGAGCTTATTTTTGGCCATCGAGCAATCCCCCACGCCTCGCATAGTTGTTGCAGACGTGTGCAAACACCTGCCGTTTTAATCCCTGATCTCTCTCTTGCTTTGGTTCGGCATCCCAAACCTGTTTCATCGCAGCGTCCATAGCCTTAACCATGTCAGCAGCCACAGATCTTGGCGACCTCACCCGCACACCCTGCGCTCATGCGCTTTGATCTGTTCTTCCCAGTCTGAAATCATTTCACGGTAGTCAGACACATAGAACTTCACCGAGTCTTTCTTCGTTGCCAGCATGTGCTCGACTGCGTCTTTCCCATACCAATCAATCATCCAGATCGTGTACTGCGCCTCCGCGCTTCCGTGTTTCATGCCGAACCCGTTACAGCCCCGGCATTGAGGATGCACATTCTGCTCTTCTAGCGCCCACCTCGATGACGAACCCTTGGGGATAAAGTGGCCGCCGTCCATCTCCTTATAGTGTTGGATCTTGCCACAAGATACGCAAGCCGCGAACCCTGAGTCATCGGCTGCACTGATTCTGGCAAGTTTTTGGAGCGTCTTCAATGCTTTAGCGCGAAGTGTTGCGCTAGTGGGTTTCTTCGCCATCAGACGCCACACATCCCGTCGCACTCATCCATGAACGAAAACGAAACTTGGTCTTTGTTAGGATCCGTCAAATCTACTTCTTCCAGCGGAACCGCTGACCTGTGGAGGAACAATCGCTGCTTTGACCCGTGTACACCCTCGCGGATGGCGCGGTCAACTTCAACGGCATCTTGCCAAGATTTTGGGTCGTTTTCTTTTATTTCCAGCCACGTTTGTCTGTCATGGTAGGGACAGAAGGTGCAAGACGACTTCTTGGGAAGCTCGTTGAATCCGTTGTTTTTCATCCATTGCAGGCAGTGAAGTCGGGCCATGTTGTTTTCAATCAACGGGAACCGATGGCTCATCCATTTTTCTGGCGGTAGTTTCATGCGCTGAATTTCATCGGTACTTATGCCAATCCACTTCTCGACCAAAACCTGCCCCTTCGGCGACCGTTCTCCTTTCTTCAAGCCCAGCAGTTCCCGCAATTTTTTGTTGACCGGCTTGATTTTGTATTCACTTGTACATTGTCGCCTCAAGATGCCCATGCGATCTGCGCTCTCGGTAAAAAAAGGGACTCCTGCTGCGCGCTTTGTATTTTCGTTGAGGCTGTAGCACGCACCGAAAATCGCTTGGCGCAAATCTCCGTTTGTCACCCTGAATATTGGAAATGGCAACTGTGTCTCTAGCCAATCTAGCCATTCATAGATGTGATCCGGCTCCGCTTGCGTGTCAGCGAATATCGCGCAGTCTGGCATCGGGGTGATTTGCCCCTTCGCCGCCATCAGAGCCATGACTGATGATTGCACCCCCGCCCCTAAACTAATCACTGTCAGCATCAGACGATCCTCCGCTGGTTGGCCTGCTTCGTGCGCTCTGCGTCGAACGTCAACTGCCCGAGCATGATCTGCTTC